TATTCCTTAAAATCTTCATTTAAAGTAGAAAAACCCTCACCCATAGTAAAGGTTGTTTTTGTATTTAAAATAGCTCTATGAGTAGCCGCAGACCTTGATAGCTCGCTTAAATGTTGAGGAAATAAATTATCATCCCCAAAAGGAATCCAAGCATTTTTTAGCCTATTAATATCTTTAGTTTCTTCTGGAGCATCTTGAGCTATATCCTTAGAAAATCCGTATGCCAGTAATTTATTTTTCGTTGGTTTCTGGTAATACTTATTTTTCTTTGGTGTTGCTTTTGGTTTGTTTTGACTCATCTTTGTAGGATTTCTTTATTTTTTTATTGGAGTTTACAATAGGATTATTTTCTTTTACCAAACTAACGTAAGGTTTTTTCATATTATAAAGCTCTTCTAATAATAATTGATTTTTTGAAGCTGAGTTAATGTTTTCTTTTGACACAAAACTAAAACTACCTCTAACTTTACTGAATCTACCAAAAGAAATTATACCCTCACTATTAGAATCAAACCATTCTTTATCTAATTTATACATAGCGTTTTATTTAATTAAGAAACAAATATAATTAAAATTTGGGGGAATGTCAATCACTCCCCCAAAAATCAATACTGAAAATGTTTATGCCCAAGTGTAAGCATCTGTCAGAGTTCCTGAAGCTGGGGCTGTAATAGCTCCAGTATACTCCATTGGATATTCTCCTGCAATACCAGATAGTTTAACAAGTGTACCATTAGCATCTTGTAAGCCTATTCCTGTAGTTTGTTCTCCTGAAGCAAACTCTAAATAAGATTCTTTTTCAAAAATTGAATCATATCCTAAAAGAAATTTATAAGTTGCAGCAGTTGGAGTTACACAGTCATCTGCATAAGTCTCAACGACAGCGTAAATACCACAACTTACTGTTAATTGGTCTAAAGCCAAATTAACCTCAGTAGTTACTTTAGGTATATAGAACTCAAGCTCTACAGTTATTAGTGTTGAACCATTTTCTCTTGTTGCATTTGCATTAAATCCTGCTGTTCCTCTATCAAATTCAAATCTATATGCGTGTGGAGTTGATGTAGTACCATCAGCTGCCACTGTAGGAAAAGCTGTTACCAGATTAGAAGCAGTAGTTACTGCTGGAGTTCCAATATGTCCTTGTTCTGCAAGCCAAATATTTTTTAATCCACCTCTTCGGTTTCTGTCGCAACATACTATTACATGTCCTTTTGTTATTGCCATAATTATTTATTTTTATAAGTTATTAAATATGGGGGGATTTTTACACCCCCCCTAAAATTTGTTAGTAAGTTATTGTTGCACAAAGTAAGTTAGACTTTAAAGCACATCCGAATGAATAGTTCATTCTGAATCTGTTTTCTTTACAGTCTTTGTTGTACCACATATCAACATCTGTTGTTTGCCAGTCAGTTCCGATAGCTATAGCGTTCTTAGCTAAAAGCATAGCACATTCTGGTTTAGTAGTAGCTGTTGGGCCATTAACTGGTAATGTTGCTCCATAAAGAGCAATATTAACATCCCAGTCAGGCATAACAACCATGTCTATACCATTATACTGAAGTCCATCAAAACCTTTTTGTAAGTCCATGTAAGCAGCACCACTTGTAGTAGCAATTAAAGCTTCTCTATATTTATCTGCAAAAGAACGAGAAACAAACATTACTTGCTCTTCTTGAGCTAACTCAGCTGGTCTTACTGACATTAATTCTGCAAGGTCAGTTAAGATGTTTGCAGTAGCAACAGCACCTGTATAAGCAACTTGTTGTCCAACTGCGATACCATCACAAGCATCCCAAATACCATTAGTTAATTTTTGAGTACCTGCTCCAAGAGCTTTATCTCCCCACCATAATAAAGTAGAGAAATCTCTCATAATACCACCCATTAGGATTTCAGAAATCATTTGCATAATTATAGTTCCTGTTAAATCCAATCTGTCAATTCCTTTTTTTAAGAATTGTGATTTTATGTGACTAAATAAAGATGCAGCTTTTTGTCTATGTTCTATTTCTAATCTGTCTAATAAAAGCTCTACTTGAGTGTTAGCAACAACTTCTGCGTTTTCTGCAAAGCAAACTGTTGAGTCTAAAGTTTTTGTTACATCTTTCATAGCAGCGTAAGAATCAAGTAGAATCTTATGTCCTGAGATGTTTGTCATTACATCAAAGTGGTCTAAAGAGTTATTTGATATAAATAGTGGTTGCAAGAAATACTTTGCTGCATCTTCTTGATTCCACGAAATTGGTCCTGAAATTATATTTGCCATTTTTTTAAATTTTTATATTGTTATAATTATTATGAATTAAATATTTCTAAAGCTAAAGCATCCCATTCGTTAACAACTTTATCAGATGCTATTGGATTAGGGTCGCTATCAGGAACAACAGAACTTGGAGTTCCATCATACTTAGCTATTTTATCTTCTAAAGATTTAACTTCATTAACTAAAGTTAAAATATTAGATTCTTTTTCTTCCAAAGTGTTTGTAAGATTAGATACATTTTCGTTAGAGCTTTTAATAGACTCTTCTAATGAACTAATTTTGGCAACCACTTCTTCGTTGTCAAGGACTTTTACTTCTTTAACATTATTTTTTTTGTTAAATAAGTCAGAGATAAAATTCTTTAACTCTTCAATTTGATTTTCCATTTTTATTATTTTTTTATTAGAATTAAACATATCAACTACTAAGCTTGTGTTTTTGTAGTTGAGGGTTTTTAAATTAAACTTTGCGGCTAAAGCTATTGGCTCATCAATAAAATTAATAAAACCAGCTTCTAATGCCTCGTCTGATGTAAACCAAGTTTCATCATCCATCCAGTTACGGATTTCAGATTCATCTTTACCTGTTTTACTTACATAAATATTTACAAGTCTGTCTCCCATTTTTTCCATTAGGTCAGCAGCTTTTCTCATATCTTTTGCACCTCCTGTTTCTCCACCCCATACATTATGAATCATAAACAAGCTATTTTGACTCATCGTGACCTCATCAGCAGCTATAGCTATAATGGAAGCTATAGAAGCAGCGAGACCCTCTATTTTGACAGTTACTTTTTGAGGCATACGCTTAATAGCGTCATGTATAGATAGACCATCTATAACTGAACCGCCTGGGGAGTTGATTCTTATTAGAACCTCCTCTGTGGATATATTTTTAATTTCTTCAATAAAAGTTTTAGAGTTAATGCCAAAAGCACCTATCTCGTCATATATGACAACTTCTGTAGAATTTTTACTTAAATTTTTGATATTATACCAATTCATATTATGTATATTTATTGTTAAATATTATGATAACTACAATAATACAACTATATTTACAGATATAATGGAAATTTCTTTCACAAGAAAGGCAATAAATGGAATTTAATTTTGGTGGTTTGATTTATTTATTGTAAATTAGATTAATAATCACAAAACAATATTAATAATAAAAAACTAAAAACATGGAAAAAGAAACTACAAAAGATATTCTAAGAAGATTGTTTATAAAAAACAATTTAGTAAAAGAAAACGTATTTAAACATGCTCATTATACGATAATCACAAGAGCTGGCATAGACAAGATTCAGGCCGCAAATAAAATTACCATTTCTTATGAGTTAATAAATCTATCAAATGACCATTCTCATTGTCTTATAAAGGCAACTGGTAGAATGGGAGATAATGTTATTGAAACATTTGGTGAAGCAGCTCCTAAAAATAATAAAAATGCCTATGTAGTTTCCATGGCCGAAAAACGTGCTATGAGCAGATGTGTCCTTAAGCTTGCTGGTTTTTACGAATTAGGAATCTTCTCTGAAGATGAGAGTGACGACTTTAAAAAGCAATAATATGAGTAGTGATTGGATTGATGATGTACTTGAAGATGAGCCTATAAAGTGGTGGCAAATAAGTATGATAGAGGGTTTACTTCAAACATCATCATCATCTCAATATTATATAAATATTAACATAGAACAATTAAATTATGAACAAGCAACTGAAATTATCTCCGACCTTAAGGAAAATGACAACCCAAGAGATTGCAGAGAGCAATTTTACAAGATACTTAGAAGAAAGTAAAACAGAAAAAGAACAAAGAAACATTTTTAAATTTATGGTTAAAGAATTTATAAATGATATTGATGTTCCTTATATTCTTGTTGATGATTACATAGAGTTCTTTAAACAAATACCAATAACTTTATTTGCAACAAGACCTATATTCTATTTTAGAAAAGGAAAGTTTGATGGACTTGGCATGCTTGGTGAAAGAATACATGAGTACACATTAAAAACAAAAACATTAGAATTATATTACAAAGAGTGTATAGGATTTAGATTTGTTGATGTTTTAGATAATAGTGAACCTATGTTTACAGATATAAAAAGTCCTAAAGATAGGTTATTAGAATCATTATATTACTTAAAAGAAAATGCAAAGGTTGCAGACTTAAAATTATCATTTATAAAAGCTAAAGAAATTCTTAATGGAAGATATTATTGAAAATAAAATAGATTTGTTATTCGCTATAACAGAGTCTATAACAGGAATAAGTAGAGAAACTATAGTTTCTAAAAATAGAAAACAACATATAGCTATAGTAAGAAATGTTGTGGGTTGTATTTTACATAATGAACTTGGATTGACTGTAATTAAGTCTGGTAAGTTAATTGGTAAAGACCACTCTACAATAGTTTACTATGCAAAGGTTTTTGAAGCTAACATGAGTTATTTTAAAAATTTTAGCAGTATATATGAAAGCATATCAGAAACCTTTTGGGGTAACTATTCGGTAGCTGATACTTGTGATGTTGATTTACAAATCAAATCATTACAAAATCTAATTAATGAATTAGAATTTAAAAAGAGAATATTAATCAAAAATTATTAAACATGGAAGAAAAAAAATATGTAAACGGAATTATTATTAAAGAACAGTCATTTAACAATGGTGGTTCATTATTAAAAATGAGTATAAAAGTTGAGGACTTTATTTCTGAACTAAAAGGTATTGAGAATAATGGGTGGGCTAACATTGTTGTTAGTAAAAGGAAAGAGCCATCTGATAAAGGTATAACGCATTATGCTAAAATTGATGACTGGAAGCCAGACCCTGACAAAGCTAATTCTGGTCAGACTCAACCTAATAAAGAAGAGAAGTCTGATTTACCATTCTAATAACTATTGAATGGTATAGGGGGAGAGGTTAGTATCTGTAATGGGGTTCAAATCCCCACTCCTCCACTATAACTGGGGTGCGTGTAGTAGGCTATTTAAAAATTAAGGTCTTTTCCGTAGCTTACATGTGTTCAAACATGCACCCTGGTTTTAATAATAAAACACAAAACAAATTATATGAATAGAAAATTTAAAGGGATTTGGATTCCCAACTATATCTGGCTGTCAAAAGATTTAACATTACAAGAAAAGGTATTCCTGGTGGAAATTGATTCTTTGGATAATAACTGTGGGGGTTGTTATGCAAATAATTCTTATTTCGGAAAGTTCTTTGAGCTTTCTAACACCAGGGTATCTCTTGTAATTAAATCATTAATTGAAAAGGGTTATGTAACGTCTATTATTAATCAAAGTGAGGGTAATAAACGATACTTAAAGACCTCTTTAACAAAAGTTAAATACCCTATACAACAAAAGTTAAAACATAGTAATACAGTTAATAATACAATTAATAAAGAAAAAGAAAAACTGTTTGAAACTTTCTGGCAAATTTATGATAAAACAGCATCTAAGAAACCTGCTAAAGATAAGTTTTTAAAACTATCTATAGAGGATTGCAAAAAATGTGTTAATATTACCCCCTTGTATGTGAGAAATACTCCTGATAAAAAGTTTAGGAAAAATGCTGTTACCTGGCTTAATCAGGAGTGTTTCAATGATGAGATAGAAGATGTTAATACTGGTGGTATATCTAATGGCAATTTAAAAGGAATGATATTATGACGTTTAGAGATAATGAAATATATACAAATAAAACATCTGGACAAATTAAAACTAAATGTCCAAAGTGTTCACACGACAGAAAGAAAATATCAGACCCATGTTTATCTGTCAATATTAATGAGGGTGTTTGGAATTGCCATAACTGTGGTTGGACTGGAGCTTTAAAAAAACATAATTATATGGCAGAAATTAAATACATTAAACCAAAATCAAATCTGATAGTTTCAAAATACTCTAATGAATTTTTAGAATATTTTAAAAAAAGAGGTATATCTGAAAAAACATTAATTAATAATAAAATTAGTGAGGGTAAAGAATATATGCCACAAACACAAAGTGAACGTAATACTATACAATTTAATTATTACAAAAACAATGAGCTTATAAATATTAAATATAGGGATGGTGACAAGAATTTTAAACTTGTTAAGGACGCTGAAAGAATATTATATGGTCTTGATGATATTGTTGACTGTGATGAGGTTATAATAGTTGAGGGAGAAATAGATAAATTATCTTTTTATGAGGCAGGTTTTAAGAATTGTGTTTCAGTACCTAATGGTGCTTCAAATTTAAAACTTGAATATTTAAAAGATTTACCTGATGACTTTAAAAAGGTTTATATAGCAACTGATAATGATGAGCCAGGAAGAAAACTTGCTGAAGAGTTGTCCAGGAGGATAGGTAGAGATATATGTTATAGGGTTGATTTTAAACAGTTTAAGGATGCTAATGATATACTTATGTCAAATGGCAAAGAAAGTGTATCAGATGTTTTAAAAATGGCAAAAGCATACCCTTTAGAGGGGGTTTTAGGTGTTGATAGTTTTGATATAGATATTGATGACTTATATAAAAATGGTTTACCGAGGGGTGATGATTCTGGTCATAAAACTTTTGATAATTTATTTACATTTACAACATCTCAACTAACAGTAATAACTGGAGTTCCTACTCATGGTAAAAGTAATTGGCTTGAACATATATGTATGAAGCTTGCCGCTAAACATGATTGGGGTTTTGGAGTTTTCTCTCCTGAGCATTACCCTTTACAATTACATTTCTCTGTTCTTGCTGAAAAATTTATAGGTAAAACATTTAGAGATATAAGTATATATGAAAGAATGACTAAATCTGATTTAGATTTTGCTAAAAACTTTATATCTAAAAAGTTTAATTGGATTAGACCAGACGGAGATGTTTTCACTATTGATGCTATTTTAGATGCAGCAGCTGGTCTTGTTAAAAGGCATGGAATAAAAGGTTTAATAATTGACCCATATAATAAAATACATGCACCTATTGGTAGTCAAAGTGAAACTCAATATATAAATGATTTTTTAACTAAATTAACTATCTTTAAACAAAAGTATGATATACATATATTTTTAGTTGCTCATCCTCGTAAGATGCAAAAGAAAGATAATGGTTTATATGATGTACCTACACTTTATGATATAGCTGGTTCTGCTAATTTCTATAATCAGGTTGATAATGGAATAACTGTTTATAGGAATTTTGAAACAGGATTTAGTCATGTATATGTTCAGAAAGTTAAATTTAGACATATTGGAGAAATAGGTGAAGCTGTATTTAATTACAACCTACAGAATGGTAGGTATTACGAGAATACAGAGCAGGCAGACAATAAACCTTATTTAAAACAAAGTGAACAGTTGGAATTATAAAATAATTTTCTTATAATTGTATTATGGAAATAATTAAAGATAAAATTAGATTTTTTGTAGACTTAGACATTAAAGGTAATGGTAAGGGTGGAACTTTTATTAAATGTAAAGTATTAAGAAATAAAATTGAAAAGTTAGAAGATGGTAAAAAAATAGTTGTTGGAGTTGTATATGATGGAACAGATGATTTAGAAATTATAACACAAAAAATTAAATGATAACATTATTTGAAGATATAACATACGAGCTAACAGAATATGAAAAGGTTACATTACTACCAGTAGTAACAAAAGGTTTATCATCAAAACATGGAAAAGATAATGCCATTACTAATAAGAAAATGTGTGAAGCATTAACAAAAGCTGAATATAAAGTAAATGAACCAAGGCTACGTAAAATAATACATCACATTAGAGTTGAGCAATTAATAGTTGGACTTTGTTGTAATAGTAAAGGTTATTATGTTACAGATAGTTTAATTGAATTAAATAAATACGTTGAAAGTTTAGCTCAAAGAATAAGAAGTCAACAGCAAATACATAAAAGTATGAAGAGAGACATGGATAAAATATCTCTTATAAGTAGTAAATTAGAATTTGAAGATAAAATAAAAATAAATAATTATGAAAGATAAAACATTCAATGAATCCTATGATAATATTTGTGAAGATGAAGAATATTGTTACGACTATGGAAAAGATAAAGATGATTGCTGTAAAACTCCAGAAAATTCAGTAAAAATAAAAAAAGAAGATGTTATTGATTTTGATATACCAAATTACTACATTGGAAAAACACATAAGTACGAAGCAAGAAAAGTTATTGAGGATTTTGAACTT